GCAGAGTTTGAAAATGAAATGAAAACTCTAGAAAAAACAATAGATAATGCGTCAAAACAATTAAAAACAATTGTTGACGAAGCTGAAAATAAGGAAAGAGAAATTAAAAAGAAAGAAATTTATGATTATTGGAGTACTTTAGATTTTAAAATTATTTCTCTTGATAAAATTTTTAACGATAAATGGCTAAATAAAACATATTCAATGAAACAAGTAATGTTGGATTGTGAAGCTGCTATAGAAAAATATACAACAGAGCTTGAAACAATTAAAAATTCTTGTGAAGAAGAAGATCGAGAAATTGGAATGTCATTTTATCTTGAAACATTAAATTTGAATGACACTTTAATAAAATTAAATCAACTTAAAGCAAATAGAGCTGCTTTAAAAGCTGCAGAAGAACAAAAAAAAGAAACTGTAGAAATTAAAACAGAACCTGTTACAGAACAAGTTACTAAAACAAATATTCCACAAAACTCACAACAAATTTCACAGCAAATTGAAGAATACACTTTAAGAATTAAAGGCCCAAGAGAAAAAATGTTTGCTCTTCGTCAATTTATTATTAACTCTGGGTTAGAGTATACAAGATTATAACCACCTATCAAATAGTGTGATAGGTGGTACTATATTAGATGGTGCTTATGGAAATACCTGAGTTTAAAATAATTTTACAAGAGTTAGAAAAAATAAAACAAAATCTCAAGGATTCTGAATATTCTACTGAATGGCAGGCAGAATGGTACAACGATGAATCCTGTTGGCTAAAAAAAGGTGGAATGGCTTTATCCACCTATAGATCTAACAGATATTATCAGTGTAAAGGTGGAATCCCTGATGCCTATGTAGGTGGTCGTAAAGTATGGAGTAGGGCATCTGTTCAGGAATGGGCGAAATTGACTGATGATAAATTAGAAGAATATCACAAAAAATATAAAACAGGGGCTAAAAAATGCAAGAATTAGATTTCCATTCAACACCTGCGATAAAAGTATCTGAAATTGTAATAAAAGGCTCATGTGAAAAATGTGTTTTTTTTGATCACGAGAAAACGAAAATTTTCAATAATTATGCATCAAACAAACTTTTTTGGTGTAAAAGATATAAAATATGGACATGGCCAGATTCAACTTGTAAGTCTTGGGTAAAATAATGAATGTATATGAGTTAAAGAAAAAATATTACTTGAATATTCATTCATTATTAAAAAATATAAAAAAAATAAAAAAAAGATACCAAGTTATGCATTGGTTTTGTAAGCAGGAAAGAAATAATATTTTTTTCATTAAAATCGGCGATGAAATTGAAAAAGCATATTCGATTATAAAAAAGATAAATATAGAAAATGAAAAAGACTTAAAAAAACTTAAAAAGCTGCGAAAAGTACAACATAAGTTGTAATATATTTTATATTCTTTCTCCTTGGGCAATCCCTGAAATAGGGATTGCCTTTTTTTACATTGATTTTCTTAATTTATCAAAAGAATTAACTACAGTTAATACAGAATTCTTAAATTCTTTAGGAAGAAAGAAAAATTTTACAATTGTTGACATATAATTTAACATTTTTACACTCCTGTTATTTTATTATAGGATAGTAAAAAAATAAATAATAGATATAAAATTATAAAGGCAATTGTGATTTATTGTGTGATTGAATCACAGTTCAAAATTTTCTTCTTCAATAATTTAACTCCTATAATTTTCGTTCTTGGATAAATTTTATTAATAATTCCTGTGTTGTTTCAATATTATTTCTTGTTCTAGCATTTAGTAATTTTTTAGTTACAGTATTGATCGAAAAACCGATGATTTCTTTTTGCTTTCTACCAGCTGCCATTTGTGATAATATTTCTATTTCATCTGTAGTAAGGTTTAAAAGTTGTGGGGATATGGAATTTGAAAAAGATGTAAAAATAAAATAATTGAAAATGACATAGTAATATGTGGCTCTCGCAATGTGAATTAAGTAATTGACTAGGTGTTGATCATTTACAATGAAAGCTAGTGTAGAAATTACAAAATATCCTGTTAGGATTTTAGTTTTCCATCGCGGGCGAATAATCGCGATGGCTAAAACAATAAAATAAGCGGTAAAATTATTGAAAAGTAGAGTTCTTTTTAAAATAATAGTTGCAACTAAGATATAAGCGTACAAAACATGATATAGACAAAAATATTTTCTTTTCCAAATAAGAATTATCGGAAAGTAAATCGCGTTTACAATAATATACAAAACATTGCTCATGCTAAAGCCATATACAATATTTTTCCAGGCGTAAAGTACGATGAAAAGTAGGGTTAAAATGCCTGTGTCAAACAATAAAATATCTTTTTTTCGTATTTTTGAAATATCCAATAAAATCTCCTATCTATCTATATTTTTCCAATAATTTACTTGCCCGTCAATAAGAACATTAATAGGTTCTCTTTGTTTTTCTGTAAGAGTAAGCATTTTTTGAACTGATTTTTGAATGTCTTCTGGAAATTCTGTGTTTGGGTTCTCACCAGTTAATAACCATTCCATTGTAACATTCAAATATTTTGCAATTCTGTATAAATCATCGGATTGAGGAAATACATTTCTTGTTTTCCATCCAGATATTGTACTTGTTGCAAAACCCAACTTATTCAATTCTTTAAGAGGAACGATAGTTTTAATCCTTTCTAATAAATCCGAAACAGAAATTTCCATAAAAAATACCATGAAATACTAAAAATAGTATTGACAATTACTAATTTTAGTATTATAAATATAACCATAAAGATTAATTTAAGTGTACCACAGGTGCATAAATTAATCAATTCTAAATAAAAGTGTTAAAAATAATACTTTTATACTTGACAAATTATTTATTAAGTATTATAAATAATACTCACAGAGTAATGAAGAACGCACACCGCAGTTCTTGATTGCTCTGTCAGGGCAATCACCGATAATGTTGTAGGTGAAAACCTCTGGCACAAGTCTTTCAGCGGTGAAAAGGCTTGTGCCTTTTTTATTTTCCTAGTGAAGTTGCGTGTCGCCAAACTCTTAACTTCACTAGGACTTAAAGGAGGTGTCTTATGACACCCACAACTACATTATCGGTAAATTTGGAAAATAGTTTACCACAAAATCAAAATCCTGTCCAACAAAATTGGTATACAATCGAAGAATTGGCAAGTTTAAGTGGTTTTTCAGTTGAAACATTAAAACACGGAGAAAACAATCTTTCTAGTATTATGCGAATAATGAGTATTAACTTTGAAGTTAATACTCGTTTAGGTGGTTATCACAACACAAAGAAATTCTATTCAGAAAATGTATTAAAAGCTCTTAAAGAATATCAGATTAAAAACTCTACTCCAAATGCTGTAAAAGAAAAGTCAACTGTTATTGAAGGAAATGTTAATTTCATCCAAACAGACACTTTTAATAAAACAATACAAGGGCTTTTGGATAATCCAGATGCTTTATTATGTCTTATAAATGAAAGTTCAAAAAGAATTCAAGCACTTAATACAAAACTCATTGAACAACAACCTAAAGCCGACTACTACGACAAATTCATTGACAGCACAAATTTAATAGAAATCGGACATCTTGGAAAATCAACAGGAATTGGCGAACAAAAGATTTTCAAAAGATTAGTTGTAGAAGGATATATCAAAGTTAGATATTCAACAGACGGAGTTAAATATTATGACCCTTGCTATGGGTATGAAAAATATTTCAAATCTGTATCTGTTCCTTTTTTACGAGGTGAAAAACAACTAAACAGAGAAAAGTTAATGCTTACATCAGTGGGAAACAATCAGGATGAACAGAAACAGGAATAGGTTTTGAACATTCTTTGCAAAAATGAATTACTTTTTGATAATTGTCAAAATATTCAAAACCTATTTCTAATTTTTTATTACAATACGGACATTTTAGGGGAGTTTTTAACATAATAAATTCCTTAACTTAGATTATTTTGGAGGTAATTAAGAACATCTTTTTTAGTGATTTCTGGTTCAATTCCTGTAACCAGGAATTCTACAGTAGTACCAAGTGATTGAGCTATTTTTACTGATGTAATTGCATCAGGGATTGTGTTTCTTCCAATCCAATTTTCAATAGTTCTTTCAGGTAAGTCTAACATAACAGAAAACTGTTTTTGAGTAATTTTTTTTTCTTTTAGAAGAAATTTAACATTATTCCAAAACATAAAATTTACTTAAAAATAAGTATTTTGTGTTGACAAAATACTTAAACAAGAGTATAAATATAATATAAATACTTAAAAATAAGTATTTGTAAAAACAGATTGTTAATCTGTAATAAAAAAGGATTGTTAATCCTTCATTAGAAAACTTATGCTAATCTGCACATACATAAGTTTTTTTAAACTTTTATGCCTTATAAGGTTTCCTTGTGCAGAAGCTACACTTGTTGTAGTTTGGAAAATCTTATAGGGCATTTTTTTTACAAAAAAGTCAGAATGAGCCACTCGCCAAAGTTCTTCATTCTGACTTTTGGAGGTTCACCATGCCTACAATTAAAGTATCGGTAAACTCAAAAAATAGTTTACTACAAATTTCAAATTTTGAAAACTATCAGTTTTCAGAAAAGGAACTTGATCTTTTATCTCCAAAAGAGATAAGTAAAATCTTTAGAAAAGTAAAAGATTCCCTTCATGATTTAAAACAGGAAAAGACTGAATTTATTGCAACAACAAGAATGATTCCTGGCTCAAACATCTACAACAGAGAAATGGCAGCATTGAATTTACGCCGCAATAAAATTATGAAAAATTACATGATGCTAGAAAGAAGATTGACTGATGCCACACAGGAATTTCGGGAAAGAATTAGAAATTCAGAAAACGAAGAATTTCAATTTCTTCTTAAATTTTGGAAAAACGCAAAGAAACTAAACATTGATTTCTTTAATTCAGTTACAGAAGAAACATTAAAAACAAACGCTTTGCCTGAATCATTAAAAGGAGGGAACTAACTATGAACGAATTAAAACTAATCAAACAACAAGAAATCTTAGGAAAAGATTTTAAAGTATACGGAGATGTAGAAAATCCATTTTTCAAAGCATCTGACGTTGCAGAGTGGATTGATTACTCATGGAAAGACAGCAGACAAGTAAACAGAGATGTATCTAAAATGTTATCTCTTGTTGACGAAGATGAAAAAACAAAATGTACTTTAAGTCTTGGTGGGGAAAACTATTCCCATGGTGGTTTAAGAGAAAATACAGAAATTTGGTTTTTAACAGAAAACGGTTTATACGAAGTTCTTATGCTTTCAAGAAAACCAATCGCAAAAGCCTTTAAGAAAGAAGTTAAAAAGGTTCTTCATTCTCTTAGAGTAAATGGCGGCTATATTGCAGGACAAGAACAACTTTCAGAAGATGAAATTATTGCAAATGCTCTAGTAGTTGCTCATAAAATACTTGCTAAAAGAGAAGCTGCTATCGCAGAGATGAAACCAAAAGTAGACTTCTACAACAAAGTAACAGGTTCACCTGATACTTGCGATATAAAAGAAGTTGCAAAAATTCTTAATTATAAGAATATCGGCAGAAACAAACTTTTTGAAATATTGCGAGATGAAAAAATCTTAGACAATCACAATCAACCATATCAGAAATATATTGACGCTGGATATTTCAGAGTTATCGAAACAAAGTTTGAAGATAAAGACGGAGATACCCACATCAACCTTAAAACAGTTGTTTTTCAAAAGGGTGTTGATTTTATCAAAAAAACATTAGACAAACTTCAAAAGAGAGGGTAACTATGAACGAATTACAGATTATTGAAAAAGACGGAATTCAAGCAGTTTCTGCTCGTGAATTGTACAAAGGTTTAGAAATTTCAAAAAGATTTTCTGAATGGTGGAAAACAAATTCTAAAGAATTTGTTGAAAACGAAGATTTTTATGGGGTGTACCTAAAGGTACAGGGCAACCAATATGGTGGCGAACAAGAAATTCAAGACTATGCAATTTCTATTGATATGGCTAAATCAATCTGTTTAATGTCTAGAACAGAAATTGGTAAAACATATCGCAACTACTTAATCAAACTTGAAAAAGCCTGGAACACACCAGAAGCTGTAATGTCTAGAGCCTTGCAACTTGCAAACCAAACACTTGATAACATCAGACATCAAGTAGCAATTATGCAGCCCAAAGCAGTTGTTTATGATGAATTAGTAGACCGTTCTAAGACAATGAACTTTAGAGATATGGCTGCAAAACTGGGTATGAAACAAACTGAATTTATGACAATTTTGAAAGCAAAATATGTTTATAAAAATTCTATTGGAGAATACAGAGCAAAAGCAGAATATCAACAATACTTCACTTTAAGAACTTTTAACAAATCAACAGACAAAACTGGTGAACAACTTCTATTCAATATGGAAGGGATTACATACTTTATTAACAAGTATAAGGTTGAAAAAGACACTTGTAAACATTGTGGTGAAAAAGTGCCTGCTGGCCATTACTGTTGTTTACAATGTTGGAACGAATACGAAGGAGGAAAGGAAATTGACTAAATATGAATATTATATTGCAAAATCGAATGAGTGTAGAAACAAATCAGTTATTTTTACACAAAAAAACGAGCCAAAATTAGCAGAGTTTTATAAAAATGCATCAGTCGGATTTGAAAAAAAAGCTAAGAGTTTAACAATAAAAGAAGCTAGGAGTTTATATGAATGTTAAAATAACAAAAGTTGATCAAGAAAAAGAGCCTGAAAAATGGCTTAATTTAAGAAAAACAGGGATTGGGGGATCTGATGCAGGCGCATTAATGGGAATGAATGAATATTCATCTCCATTAACTGTTTATTTGCAAAAAAAAGGTTTGAATCAAGGAATTGATTCAGAAATTCTTAGATGGGGGCATCTTTTAGAAAATCCAATTAGGGAAGAAGTGGCTACTAAATTTGGTGTAACTGTTACAATTCCAGAGGGAATGTATACAAGTGAAGAACATTCTTTCATGAATGCCAATTTAGATGGCTTAGTTGAAGGAACTGTTTCCGTGAAAAATAAAACAGTTACAGGATTAGGGGGCTTAGAGATTAAGACCTCGAATGGGCAAGGATTTGGTGAATACGAAATTCCTGATAGTTACTATTGCCAGGTACAGCATTATATGGCAGTTACAGGATTAAATTGGTTTTTACTTGCCGCCTTTATGAAAGCATCATGTACAATTCAATATTACATCATTGAAAAAGATGATGAGTTTATTGAAAAATTAATAGAAGTTGAAAAAGACTTTTGGGAAAATTATGTACTAAAGGATGTTTTTCCTGCCCCATCTGGTGCTGACAATGAAAATCAATTAATAAAAAAATTGCCGATTTCTAACAACGTTGAGTTAGATGAATCGTTATTAGAAATAATTGAATATAAAAAAGAATTAGATGAGCAGATTAAAGAGCTCAAAAAAAATCAAGAAATTGCAAAAAATCAAATATTACTAGCAATGCATAAAGCGAGCAATAGTTCTAATTCTGATAGCAAAAGTGTTGTGGCCGAATTAGGTGATTTTAAGATTACGTATTCTACGGTTATTAAAAAATCTGTAGATTCTGACCTTCTTAAAAAAGAAGGTATTTATGACATGTACACTAAAGAAACAAAAACAAAAACTTTGCTAATAACAAAAAAGAAGGACGTTTAGAAATAAACGAAGATTATTTTTTACTACTGTTCGTTGAACAGTTTAAAACTATATCGTCGATATGGTTTTATATCTTGTGGGCAACCGACAAAACAGGTTGCAAGAAAATATATTAATAACCTTGTCCGTATGGACTGGTATTATGTTGGCAACTTACATAAAGTTGCACGTTGACACTTATTTTATAAATTTGTTTAAATTACCTTTCCGGTGGGTGGGGCGACACATTTACCATAACACACGTGCGAAACGCAAAACCGGTATTTTATATCAGGGTGATGAAACCCTGTATTACTTTTAATATGGGAGTAAAAATAAAATGAAATTTCTTTGGTGTGATGTGGAAACAACAGGATTAAATATTGAAAACGCAGCTCCATTTCAGATAGCATTTATATTTGTATCTACTCAAAACATAGGAGGGAAAAACGTAAAAAGCGAATCTGAAAGAGTATTTTTATTAAATTGTCTTGATATGGCACATGTTGAATTTAATGAAGAAGCTGCAAAAATTCATGGAATTTCAAAAGAAACTATACAAAATTATGAAAATTCACACGATGTTTGCACAAAAATAATGAATTTTCTATCAGATTGTGTAAATTTTAGAGAAGTTGAAAACATGTATTTCTGTGGTTATAACTGTGAATTTGACTGGAATCATTTAATTAGTTTGTTTAATCATCATGGAATGGATTTTGGGCAATTTTTTGAAAAACGGTTAGATGTATTTAACCAGGTAAAAAAAGCAGGTGCAAATAAGATTTTACCTTATTTGCCAAACAGAAAATTAACTACAATATGTGAGCATTTGAAAATTGATTTAAGCAATGCTCATGATGCATTAGCAGATATTAAGGCAACTAGAGATGTTGCAAAAAGCCTTGCTACTTTGGGAGTTCCATTAGAATAATTTTTTTTATAAGAAAAAAAGTATTAATTTGAATTCCTACTATTGACAAAGGTATTAAATTGAATTTATAAATATATAAGGAGATTTTTATGGATCTATCGAAAAAAAACGAAACAAAACAACTAAATCAACCAAAAGGGCAATCGTTAAGAAATTGGATTGCCAAAATGAGTGATCAAATTAAATGTGCATTGCCACAGAATATCACTCCGGAAAGAATGATGAGAATTGCATTAACAGCGATCTCAAAAGATGAAAAATTAGCATCATCTACACCAGAAAGTTTTCTTGGTGCATTGCTTACATCAGCTCAATTAGGGCTTGAATGTAATACTCCATTAGGTCAGTCTTACTTAATTGCTTTTTATAACAATAAGAAAGATTGCCTTGAAACTCAATTTCAATTGGGGTATCAAGGCTTGATTGATCTTTGCTATAGAACAAATCAATACCAAACAATACAGGCTAGAATTGTATATGATGGTGATATATTTGAATATGAATACGGGATGAACGAACAGCTTATTCATAAACCAATGGGGAAAACAGCAAAGCCTGTTGCTGTATACGCCTACTACAAATTGGTAAATGGAGCAAAGGCATTCGAAGTAATGACCTGGGAGCAAGTGGAACACCACGCAAAGAAATATTCGCAGGCAGTAAGCAAGGGATATTCTTCCCCTTGGTCTACTGACCCTGAAAGTATGGCAAAGAAAACAGTGCTTAAAAAAGTGTTGAAATATGCGCCAAAGACAGTTGAAGTTGCAGAAGCTGTAAACAGTGATTCAGCAATTATCACTGCAAATACTATTCAGGATGGCAATACAATTAGTGTTGTGAAAGACTTTAACTTTGATATAGGTGAAGTTGAAACAGTAGAATCTAAGCCTGTTAATGCAGTTGAGCACGCAGAAATTAAAGGAATTGAACAAGCATTTGATAATCCTGCAACAATTTCAGAAGAAGAAAATAAAATGATTGATAAAGCTTTTGAAGATTCTCAACTAAAGTTTGGCGGAGATGTTTTTTAATTGAAAATTACGAGTTTTTTTCATGGGCAGTTAATACACAATAAAATTGTCTTAGTTCCAAATGATCCTCGTGATAATTTTTTAATTGAAAAACTATTCAATTCAAAATATCAACGAGAATGTAGGACAGAAAAAGAAATTTTATTGAAATGTGAAATAGATGCGGCTTTTCAGCATAGAACTTTCAAACAATTAGCTGCTGTATGGAAACTTGTAGAAATAATTTTCTACTCGGAAAACGGGAGAAAGCCTACGGAAAGCGAAAAATATGAGTTATATCTTGATTTATTGGAATTATACGCGGATAAAATTCCGAACAGATACAACAATGAATTGAGAGTAATTCATATTTCCGAAGCCAACACAATGGCCGCGGCTCATTTTATTTCCGGATTACTTTATCATTTAAATACAATGTGTAATTTGACAAACGATCTTGAAGCATCTGTTAGAAAAATATTGTATGAGTGGGAAATTTGGCGTGGGAAACAAATAGTAGACTTCGCCGATGAAGTATCTGTAACGGAATTAAGAAATAGAATTAGAGTTTCAGAAGCCACAGGAAGGCAACCTGTAGAGTTTCATCACATTATATCAAGAGGTGCCTGTCCTTTAGCAATTGATAAAGCATGGAATTTGATTGCCTTAACCGATGAAGAACACAGGTTTTTCCATTCTGCAGGAATTGGAAAGTTTTTAGAGCGTTATCCACATCTTAAAAACAGATTTGAAAGGGCAAAGATAAAGTGTGAAGAATTACAAAAAAGTAGTTCTGTATTAGCAAAGGAGGTTCTTTGTGAATAAAAATAAATCAAAATTTTCTCATAAAGATTGGTATGAGAAAAACAAAGAAATTATAAAAGAAAAACAACGTCAATATTATGAAAAGATTAAGGAAACAAAACAAAAAAAAGCCTGGCTAAAACGAAATGTCGGAAAAAATGAAAATGAATATGAATATAAAAAACGAGGGAAATATGATTTAAAAGAATATGTAGCTTTTAATAACGCTCAAAGAATAATTGATAAAAAAACTGCAATTATGAAGCAATTAAAAATTACTTCGGAGTTATTTTATGAATTATTAGAAAATGGAACTTCACATAAAGGATGGTGTATCGATGAAGCTTAAATTTAATTTTTATTTAGTTTATCTTAACGACTTAAACAAATTGAATGCCTTTCAGTTTAAAAAAGTTGTAAATGCTTTAGTAAAATACATGGAAAAAAGAACAATTCCTCAAAATTTATCCAAAAAAGGCTTTGATGTGTTTGTCAAAATAATGCCTATATTGGATTTAGAATTGAAAGAGTATGTTTTAAGTATGGCAAGATCACTATCTGGAAAAAAAGGGGCAAAAAAAAGATGGAAAATGTCTAATAAATAGCAAATATATAGCAAATATATAGCAAATTATAGCAAATTATAGCAAAAATAGGAGATATAAAATGAGTACACAACGATATATAGACACTTCTTTTTGGGATGATACATGGGTTCAAGAACTCGATCCATCGGAAAAACTATTGTATATCTATTTACTGACAAATCCACTAACAAACATAGCAGGTGTAATGGAATTGACAATTAAAAGAATCTGTTTTGATACAGGATTTAATTCTGATACCGTAACTCATATTTTGAGAAAGTTTGAAAATGCAAAAAAAGTTTACAGATATAATAATTATATTATTATAAGAAACTTCCCAAAACATCAACAACTTAAAAGCGAGAATGTAATCAAAGGAATTGCCACTATTTTAAGTAAGTTATCTGACGATGTTTTAGCATATCTAGAAAAAATTGAATATCAATTTGATATTAGGGGCGTTTTTGATACCCTATGTATACCCTATACATACCCTTCGAACTATTTAAATTTAGATTTAAATTTAGATTTAAATTTAGATTTAAATTCAAATTCGGACTCTGATTTATCACAAACAACAGAAAAATTAGATAATGAAACTGAATTAATTCAAAACAAAACAGAAATTATAACTAAAACAAAAAAAACAAAACCTATAAAACATAAACATGGGGAATTTCAAAATGTTTTACTTTCTGATGTTGAATTTAACAAATTAAAAACAGAATACGGTGAAGAAAAAGTACTAAATATAATACAGCACTTTTCAGAACTAAAAGAAATGAAAGGATACAAATATAATTCTGATTATTTAGCATTAAAAAAATGGGGCATAGAATCCTATGAAAAAAGAACTTATTCCGCCAATTCATTAAAAGAACAGGGAAAAAAATGGCGGCCAGATAAAAAAGATTTAGATATATTAGACAAGATAACTGTGAGGTAAATATGGACTCTGTCAAAACAATTTTAAACAATATCGTTGTTGATTCTCAAAAAGCAGACGAGTATGAAAAAATGATAAAGAATCAAACAATGAAAGAAGAAAAAGCTAGTTTAGAATATAATTTTAAGCATATATCAGGTGTGCCAAAAAGATATTTACAAGAATCATTGGGAACATGGGAATGCAGTTCCGAAGGAGATATAGTTAATTTACGAACAATTCAACGTTTCGTAGAAATAAAAAATCAAAACAAAATTTTGGCTTTATTAGGTAATTACGGTACAGGTAAAACTCATCTCGGATGTAGCATAATTAGAGAGATGGGAGGACTTTACGTTACAAGCCAGAAGTTATGTATTGAGTATGAAAGTGGATCAGATTTTAAAGCAGAAGCTAATAAAATGCAAATTTTGAGAAAATACTCAACTGCTCCAATGTTAATAATTGACGAAGTTGGTAGAGGATTTAAGCCAGATTTAGAAAAAGAAATTATATCTTTTATCATTTCTGAACGATATGCGAATGATTTGCCAATGGGAATAATTTCAAATTTCAAAAAAGATGGGTTTGTGAGATTTATCGGCGATGCAATGTACGACAGATTTTCAGAGGTGGGAATCATCCTAGAATTTTTAGGACGTAGCAAGCGATTTGATAAACGAGTTTCTTAAAACAGGAGGAATAAAAAAAATGACAGACATTAATCATGTTAATTTAATTGGGCGAATGACTAAAGATTTGGAAGAGGGAAGTTTTGGTTATACAAATACTGGAACAGCTAGAGCCAATATTAGTATTGCTGTAAACAGAAGTCGAAAAAATGGTGATCAGTGGGTTGATGAAGTTAGTTACTTTGAGGTAACTATTTGGGGAAAAACTGCGGAAAATTTAAAACCTTTTTTAACTAAGGGTAAACAAATTGCAGTAGATGGTTATTTACGACAGGATCGTTGGGAAAAAGACGGTAAAAAGAATAGCAGAGTTGTAATTGTTGCAGAAACTGTTCAACTTCTTGGCGGTAACAAAACAGAGCAATCTACTTCTGTTTTGGAAACATACACAAACAAAGAAGCACATGATAATTTTCATGGCGATGATACAATTCCATTTTAATATTTCCTGAAGGAGGGGAAAATGAAAAAACAAATAGTTTTATTTATTGGGGTAGGCTTACTAATTATTGGGTCTATTTTGGCATGTTCTACAAACATTGTATCTGATATTCCAGCTTTGGCAATATCAGCATTTGGACTAGGAACTTTGATTGTTTCAATTTTTCAAAAAGCAGAAAAAAAAGATTGGGTAACAGTTTCATCAATCATTTTTGTTTCTATTG